TCGCTGCCGGGCGAGCAGTTCACCACGCGGAAGCGGTGCTTCTCGAAGTGCGGCTTGAGAGCCTCGAATCGGCGGGCCAGCGAGTCATAGAGCACGTTGTTGTGCCGGATCGCGTTGGCGGCCCGGTTCTCGGCGAAGGCGTACTTGCGGTCCTCGGCCATCTTGAAGTCGCAGCCCAGCAGGTACACCGTGCTGAAGCCGAGGTAGTGCAGGAGGCGGAGTGCCACGAGCATGACCGAGCGCTTGCCGGTGATGCCCAAAGAGTCGGGGTTCTTGGCGTCGTTGCCCCACGGGACGCTGTCTCCGGTCAGGAACCGCTCGTGGTCGAAGTGATCTGCGCGGCGGAAGAACATGACGCTGGGCATCTGCCGGACCCGGAACGCGCTGTTACGCATCGCGCCGTCAGCGCCCTGGATGCGGAGCCGCTTGTCCCACATGCACGTGGGCACGAACTTCAGAATGCCCGGGTCCTTCCAGCCGGTATCGATGAAGCGGCCGGGATCGTCGACGCAGGTCCACAGCGTCGGGCGATGCACGGCCCAGGCGTTGTTCACGGCCATCGTGACGATGCCGCGCTTGTTGAGCGCCGAGAGATCGAGTTGCGTGAGCGACGGCCCCGACAGGATCAGGAATGCCGAACGCCCGCGATAGAACCCGCCGAGCGATACCGAGTCGAAGTCGGCGGTGTAAAGGCGCAGGCCATCCCGCGACGGCTTGCGCGCCTTCAGCCCGGCCTGGAGCGCCGCAATGTCAGACTGGTTCTCACGCACCGCAGCACCCCCCACCCCCCCGATCACTTCCACCCTTGAATCGCCCGACGATGAACCGCCGCTCCGCCCGCGGGTTGATCACGGTGGCGACACGACCGATGCGGTCGAGCCACCAGTCCAGTTGGCGCACCGTCGGGTGCAGACCTTCTCCGTCGACGGTGGTCTTGCTGGGCCGGGTGCAGATCGAGAACACGAAGTGGCCGCGCGGCCTGGCCACGCGGCCCATCTCTGCGAGCACTGCGTCCACATCCTCAGGCAGCAGATGCTCGAGTGCATCGAAACTCGTGACGACGTCCGCCACGCCCGCGTGCAGCGCAGTCTTGTGCATCGGGCGCACGAGGTCGGCATCCGGGAACGCGAAGTCCACGCCCAGCCCGTCGACCCCCAGCCGGCGCAGGTCCCGCACAAGGTCGTTGCGGCCGCATCCGAAGTCCACGACGAACCTCGGCTTGAACTTCTGGATGATCGGGACGGCGAGCTTGCCGTGGTTGGTCGAGCCGTACGTCGAGCCGGGCTTGGTGGCCAGCGCCACGTATTTGGCCCGCTCCTGTTCGCGGCGTGCATCGAGTACGGTCGGGGTCGGAGCTGTGGTCATTCAGCACCTCCGATGTAGAGGTTGAACTTGCGATCCTCGTCGGCGGGGTCGGCGATCTCGATGAGGCTCATGGCCTCGAAGACCCACACCGGCTTGCCCTTGCTGTTGCGCTCGCAGGTCAGCTGCACGCAGACGCCCTCGGGGATGGGCGCGAGCTTGGGTTTGAGCGACCGCGCGGGCGGGCACTTGGGAAGCACGCCGGGCAACTCACACACCGGCCCGAGCCCGAGCAGGCCGGCGAATCCGGAGCCGGGCTCGGAGTCATTCATGTGGTGGGCCTCGAATCGGTTGATCGCCAGGCGCGTGGGGTCCTCGCCGCCGCTGGGGGCCTGCGAGGTCAGTCCGTTCTCGACCGGCACGTAGCGCAGGTAGTACGGGCTTCCGGGGTTGCCGTCGATCTGAGCCTCAACCCACGGGTAGCGCCAGCGGTTGCGCTCGGTGGGGATCGGCTGGGCCGCACCGAGGATCGCGGTGATGCGCCCGGGCGAAGGGCGGCCGAGCTCGATGACCGCCCACTTCTCGCCGGTGCCGTCCTCCTTCCACAGGATCGGGATGCCGCCCATGGGCGTGCTGGCCAGGACAGTCTCCTCGGCCGCGAGCTCACAGGTGGTGTCCGTCTCGTTGGTGATGTAGACCCGCGCCGTCGTCACGCCGGTGAGCACGCAGGGGCCGAGGGCGTTGGGCTTGATCGGCTGGAGCGCCACGGCAAACGCGAGCGTGTCGGACTCCTCGGTGGCGACATCGCCAGTCAGTGGCGTGCGGCTGTGGAAGGTCCGCTCTTGGTCGTCCTCGCCCGGCTCGACCAGCACGCCCGTGATCGCCAGCGCGTGGTGCGGCTCGATCAGTTCGCCCGAGTCATTGCGGACGAGCACCACGCCGATGCCACGCTGGACAGATTCGACCAGCGGGCCCGCGACGGCCTGGCCGCGCCCCTGACGCGAGCGCAGATCGACCGCCGCATCGACGAACGCGTTGTACGCGCCCGCGGGGATGCGGAGGGGCTGGCCGGAGCGGACTTTGCGGAGGTCATCGGGCATGTTTTAGATTCCCAGCGCTCCGAAGTTGGTCTGTTCGTACACGCGCTCGACGTACGCGGCGATGGGTTTCTTGATGATCGCGCCTGAGCCCGAGTCCTCCGCGTCGGCGTAGCGGACCCAGAGGTACTCCCACCCCTTCTTGTTGATCCCGCTGACGGGGCCGACGGTCAGGTTGGCCTGGTTGGGGCTCGCGGCGAAGCGGAACGTGATCTCCCAGTCGTCATCGGGACCGTCGCCGCGCTTGGAGCCCGTCGCGCCCAGGAACAACACCTCGCCCGCCGCGAACCCGCGGAACGAGCCCGCGTTGGTCTTGCCCGTGCACGAGAAGATCGCGCCCTTGTACGAGGCGGTGACCTGCGCATCGGTGAAGTAGTGCGTCTCGGAGAACTGGTACACCGGCACAGTGATGTCCACGCCCTCGACGCCGTCGGCGGTGACGCCGATCGCGCCGCCGAAGTCGGGCGCGGTGGTGCCCGGCGCTGGGCGTCGTTGCATGGTCTGCAGGCTCTGGGTGATGTGCTGGGTGCCGCCGCCGGTCTCGAACGTGAACGAGGACTCGCTCGGGGTGCTCGTGCCGGTGGAGGCGTTCTGGCTGTAGCGGACGGTCACGTCCCACAACTGCGGGCCGATGGGCTCGATCTGGATGGTCTGGCGCGGGAGCGTGTCGTAGGTCGCCGGGGACGCCGCCTGCGCAGCGGTGCGGGCCGCGAGGTCGTCGGCCGTGCCGCGCACGATGTAGCCGAGCTCGGCAGAGGACTGCGAGGCTTGGTTCGCCTTGGTGGAGCGGCGGCTCTCGAACTTCTCAAACACCTCGACCGGCACGAACGACAACCTCCTCTCGTTGGGGAATCAGGCGAACCGCAGTCCGTTGTCCACGCTGGCATCCAGCAGACGCTTGGTGTTCTTGGCCGTCGCCTCCGTGGCGGTGGCCGTGCGCTCGGCGGCATCGCCACCGGTGCCGAGGCCAGAGACGGCCGCGGAACTGAACGTGCCCGTAACGCTGATGCCCTTGCCGATGGCCGCGCCGAGTCCCGAGAGCCGGTCCTCGAAGTCAGCCAGCAGGTCCCGCTGCGGGCGACCGGGACCCTTCTCGGCATCGGCGGCCTCGCGCTTCTTGCGGGCTTCTTCGATTGCAGCGGCGAGTTTCTGCTTGGCGGCATCGAGCGCGGCCTGCGACTCGGCGAGTCCTGCGGCCGTGTCCTTGCGCAGCGCTTCCTGCGCACTCTCGAAGTCCTGGCCGATGCCCGCGAGCGTTGCTTCGTGCATCGCGGCGGCGTCGCGGCGCTGCTGCTCCCGCTGCCCCTCGCGCGCGGTCACGGACTGCTGCGCGGCGTTCTCCAACTCGACCAGGCGGGATTCGAGCTGCTGATCGACCGCCTTCTTTGCGGCTTCGACATCCAGCCCGTCATCGAACAGCCCCTGGATCTCCAGCATCCGCTTGGCGACCCAGGACGAGGCTTCCTCCCAGATCATCTGGAAGCCCGTGGCGAAGTTGGTCCATGTCTGTGACAGGAAGGCGGTCGTCTCGATCCACGCGACCTCGAGCGCGTGGAACACGATCTCCGCCGACGCTAGAGCTCCGTACCACATGGAGTACGCCGTGGAGAGGAAGAACTCCTTTGCCCCCAGCCATGTCTTGTTCAGCGCCGCGACGCCCTGCTGCCAGATGACCTTGAGCGACAGCCAAAGAATTTCGGCTGCGAGTGCGATGTCGCCGGCGGCGAGAGCGTCGGAGATGCCGCCGACCACCTTGCCGACCCAGTCGCGCAGCTTGGTGAACTTCTCCGCCAGCCACGACAGGGCTTCTCCTCCCGCGCCGGTGACGACCAGCAGCGTGCTGCCCAGCGCCACGATCGCGGCGATGGTCAGGCCCACCGGGGTCAGGATCGCACCGATCGCGGCCCCGATCAGGCTGAACGCCGTGCCGATCCCACCGATGATGGCGGCCACGATGCCAAGCGCCGCGCCGATGCCAGAGATGATGTAGCCCAGGCCGACGATGGCAATCCCCGCGACGGCGACCGCCGCCGCGACCTTGAGCGCCCAGACCACCGTCTCCTTGTTCGCCTTCACCCACGCGGTGGCGCTCACGACGATGCGGGTGATCCGCTCCGTGAGGTCCTTGATGGTGGGCGCAAGCGCCCCGCCGATGGTGAAGACGCCCTGCTTAAGGACCTTCCAGAGCGTGCCCAGCGCGTCGTTGAGTTCGGCTGCGTCGCGAGCGGTTTCGGCACTCACGGTTAGCCCGAGTGTGCGGGCCTGTTCCTGCATCTCGTTGATGCCCGCCGCGCCGTCGGCCATGAGCGGCAGGAGCTTCGTCCCGGCCTTGCCGAAGAGCTCCATCGCCATCGCAGCCCGGAGCGCCGGGTCTTGGATCTGTGAGATCCGGTCGGCCAGCAGCTTGAACTGCTCGTCAGGGGAGAGCTTCGCCAGGTCCTGCACCGTCAGCCCAAGCCGTGCGAGCGCCTCGTTTACCCCTTTCGAACCCTGCGACGCCTCCGTCAGCGTCTTCTGCATCACGCGGAGGCCGTTCTCCAGTGTCTCCATGTCCGTGCCCGAGAGGTCGGCGGCGTAACCGAGCTCCGACAGGGCCTCGACACTCACGCCCGTGCGGGCGCTCATCTTGTCGAGCGCATCGCCCGAGTCGCTGAACGCCTTCGCGGTGCCGAGTAGCGCCGTGACCGCCGCGACCCCGATGCCCGCCATCTTGGTGCCGATGGACCGCAGCCCCTCGCCGAAGGCTTCGAGCTTCTTCTGGGCCGCCTTGAGTCCAGCCGACAGCTTGTCGCTGACACCCAGCTCAACAAAGGCCCGGCCTGCTCGGATGCCACGGGTGTCGGCCACGGTGAATCAGCCCTTCCTGACGGAGTTCCGCCACAACAGCGGCAGCTTGGGCCGCTCCTTCTCCAACGCCGGGGCCATGTACGGCCGCGGCGCGATCTTGACCTTCTGCGATGTGAGCTTGCCGCCGCGCCTGCGGAAGACGACGGTGTCGCCGCCGTACTCCAGAACATTCGGTGCTTCGCTCTTCTGGAATCCCACCAGCCCGACGACGACCGAGTCGGCGGGCTTGTCGTACCCAAAGAGGATCAGCCGACGCAGGCTGCCCTCGTGCGAATGGGGCGCGGCCCCGGGAGGAGCCGACCCCTTGCGTTTGCGGATGCTCGTCTTCGCCGCCGTGCGGATGAACGCGCCGGCCTTGCTGAGCACCTTTCGCTTGGCGTTGTCGACCGCCGCCATGACGACGTGCCGGTCGAAGAACATGTCCTTGATCCGCATGGTGATCACGCTGAAACCCATCCACCACCCGAACAAAGACTGCCTATGTACACTATTGATGCATCAAGATGCAGATATTTACGGCTCGATGCATTCACATTGCTAGACATAGGTGTTTTTATGTGCGACAATGGTAGTGATTCATCCAAAGGAGACCGACCATGTCCACTGAAGATCTCGTGAATGTCCTGGTTCCCCGCAAGCACCTCTCGCAGGTTTACGGCCTTATCGCTCAGCTGGAGGGTGCTGCACCGTCTATGCCCGCGATCGTCGACGAGCAACCGGCGGCCCACGGCGCAACAGACGAGTGGACGCCCTCTCGGCTTCGCACGATGGTCGAGGACTCGGGTCCTGCGATGCGCGATCTGCTTCGCGCGATGGCGTCTCGACCTAATGATTGGCTCACCACCCAAGACCTCGCGGCCGCACTCAAGAACAGGCCGAAGGCTGACTGGAACACGATCGCCGGTACTCTCGGTGCCTTCGGTCGGCGAGTGAAGAGCCGGTACGGCCTCGAGACTTGGCCGTTCCAGGTCAAGCGCGACCACGAGAACCACTGCTGGCTTTACTCGATGAATCCAGATGTGGCGAAGAAGATCCTCGCCCTTCTCAGCGATGCCAAGTGAATCGCTGCCCCTTCGTGAGTGGGCGACGTTCGTGGTCATGCCGCACCTCCACCCGTGAAGTCACGGCCCTTCTCCAGACCCTTGTTGAACGACGCCTCCTTCTCCTTCCGCAGACGGCCCGACCCGATGAACAGGCCGACGATGCCGGTGAGTGCCGGAAGCGCCGGCCCGAGCACGGGCAGGCCCGCGACGGTGGGGCCAACGGTGTCGAGGGCCGAGAGCGTGAGTTGGCCGAGCAGGCCGCGGATCTCGCCGGCCTTCTCGATGTTGCCCTTCCACTGCGCGCCGGTCGTCTGTGTGAGGTTGAACCAGTTCTGGTACTCAACCTCGGCCTCGTTGAGGCTCAGCGTCGACGGCAGGCCGGTGGTCTGCTGAATCGTGTTGGGCGTTTTGACCTTGACGATGTCGCCAAGGTCGAGGCCGGCGCACGATGCGAGCACCAGGGCCAGCAGGATCAGGGCCCCGAGATAGACATAGTGGCGAGTGGTTAGGCTCTTCATGCACGAGTCTCCTTGGCGACCTCCGGCATACGGCGGTCGATGAACACGTCTTTGAGGACCGACACGTCAACCTTGACGGGTCGCTGTGGCTTGTGGAATGGGTCGAAGTCGGCGGGCTTGAGCAGGCGTGATCGCTTGGGATCGCGGGCGGTGTTGGCCACCACCGACATGACGGCGGCGGCGATCGACCAGTCGTGGCGCTGGCGGCCGTCGAGCATGGCGACCAGCTCCCGCAGCGTCAGGGGCCCGGGGTCGAGGCCGAGGGCTCCGGCGCACTGGTAGACGAACTTCCAGGCATCGGCGGCTCGGGGATGGGTGGGACCATCCGGCTCACGAGCCTGTCCAGCTCGCTCTCGCTGGTCAGGGTCTCGATCCGCTTCTCCGTCAGGTCGCGTGCCTTGTCCAGAACGCGGTTCGTGGCCTGGAGCACCTGCCCGAGGTTGGCCCGGTCCCTCGGGCTCGGGCAGAAACTGATGAGTTCATCCAGCACCGCGCCCGTCGCGGCCTCGATCGCGTCGCCCGCCATCGCCTTGCCGAACTCCTCGTCCGAGACCTTGGCGGCATCCGCCTCGGGCTTGCACACGGCGTACACCACGTCGCACAGGAGCACAGGGTCGCGGATGAACTTCTCGATGAGCGTGCCTTCGATGACCTGCATGAGGTCGACGCCCGTGATCCCGCGCACGCGTTTGAGCGTGGCGACGTTGATGTCCACCGTCCAGGTCCGACCCGCGTTGTCCTTGAACTGCCGCATCCGTGCCTCCATTGAGACGCTGTGCCGGTTGCACAGCGGTTGAACGGCCGTTGAACACCTGTTGCACCGAACCTGCTGCTGCTATTACGAACCGATCCATGAAGGCGCCGTCGCCGAGTACGTGACCTTGGCGGTCACCGAAACCGTGATGGCCTCTTCGAGGGCTTCGCTGCGGCTGAAGTTGGTGATCGAGAAGTCCGCCTGCAGGCCCTGGCCCGCGGCCGCGTCGAGGATCTGGAGGCCGATGGGGTCGTTGTTGAAGAAGGCGTTCTTGATCGCGGTGAACCCGGCGTCGCCCGTGTCCCAGACCATCTCGAACTCCACGCTCGCTTCCTTGAGCGTGGCGACCGTGGCCCGCCAGCCGCTGTTGGCTCGCGTGGTCACGTCCGCCTCGCCCGCTTCGAGGTTCAACGTCACGTCCCGGGTGTTACCCAGTGCCGTCCACGCGCCTGCGCCTGCCTGGCCGCCCGTCTTGTACTTCAGGGCGGCTTCCATGCCGAGTTTGATTGCCATCGCTGACTCCTTTCACTCGGCGCTGTGGCCGACCACGAAGACCATCTCGCCGCCCTTGCTCTTGACCAGCAAGTCTGCCAGGTTGACCCGCTCGAAGGAGTACTGCGTGCCCGGAGCGACCTCGATGGGGCCGGTCTTGCCGTCGGTCAGCAGCAGGTCCTGCGTGTTCTTGTGCGACGCGGTGAGCTTGAAGGTGGCAATCGTCTTCTGGGTCGCCAGCGGCTTGAGCTCGTCGGTCATCGCCACGCTGAAGATGATCGTGTTGCGCATGGCTACTTCCGCTCCCGGTAGGTGACGCTCAGGACGCTCGTGAACACCCGGTGCTGCTCGAGCGCCTCGCTCGACACCACCGGCTCGTTGCTGATCCCGACCCACGCCGCGTCGGGGAATCCCTCCAGTCGTTTGAACCGCAGGTGATCCGCGATGGCCTCCACGATCTTGAGCAACTCATCGATCACCGCGTCGGCATTGTCCGCGGGCAGCTTCTTCTGCACGCCCACATCGACGACGTACTCGATCGCCAGGCTGTCCCGCGTCACCGGCGACATCTGCAGCGTGCGGGGCACCACCGAGACACGTAGGTCCTTGAGGTCCTCCAGCGTGAACGCGGGCTGGAACATCCGCACGGCCGTGAGCGGCTGCGAGAAGGTGCCGACGTTGATGTGCGCCGCGACGGCGTCGGCAATGGCGGTGATGGTGCTCACGGGCCACCTCCGATGACGGGGGAGCCAGTGGTCGGCACACTCTGCCGCGGCGAGTTGGAAGTCAGCCCGGACAGCTTGCCCTCGAGGAACCAGATCTTGCGTTCCATCTCGGCGTACTGAGCGCGGATGCTGCGGGCCTCGCCGATGAACTCGTCGAGCCGCTTCTCCACCTGCTGGAGCTTGGTGGTCACCACTCCCCATTGGATGGTCATCGCGCCCGCCGCGAGCACAACCGTGACGACCACGCCAGCCCACCGAGCACTACCGCTTTGTCCGTTGCCTTCTGCCATCGTTACTCCGTTGCGATGTGCTTGGTGTGAATCCGAAGAACCCTGCGGTACGGGTCGCTGTACCGGAACGGTGGCTGCCCTCCGGGGGCATTGACCTCGTACACAAACACTGCCGACCCGACCGTCTCACGCACTTGGTCGCCCGGCCTTGGGAGGATCGGGCCAGCGCCCAGATCCAGGTCCTCCGTCCGCACGAGGAAGTCCCGCGACTCCACTCGGTGAATGAGCCCCGCGTCGTCCGCCTGCTCGAACTCGGTCTTGCCGATGGTGGCCTGGACTTCCTTCTCGTCCGTGCCACGCCGGTAAAGGACTGGGCGGGAGAGGTGCTGGTGACGCTGGGCATCGAGGAACGCCGCGCCGCGATCGAGCAGGTCGCCCACAGGTGCTCCTTATTGCTGCAGCCGGATGCGTGCGGTCGTGTCGGAGTCGGCCGCTGCACGCACGGCTTTGCCGATCAGCTTGTTGGCACCGCTGGCGGCGTTCTTGGTGGCGACCTTGTTGGCCGCGTCCCAGTACGCCAGCGTGCCGACGGTGAACGCCGTGCCCGCCCCGGCGGCCTTGGGGAAGTCGAAGACCCCCTGCACCGCCAGCGAGCCGAACTGGCCCGCCTTGAGCTCGGTGCGCGTGGTGCCGACGAGTTCCCCTTGCACGACGACCGCGCCCGCGGGGATGTCCGCGGCCGCCGTGTAGTCGATCGCCGCGCCATCCTGAACGAACTTGGTTGTGGACACTTGAGTACCTCCTGTGCCGGGCTCTCCGTCCGGCTCGATCCCGATTCCGCCTTCGAACTCCACCTGCTCCGGCATTACGCCTCACCCTTGGCCTTCACGCCGCCGCGCGGGTCCTGCAGCGCCACGCCGAAGTCGTGGTACCCGCGCATCTGAATGCCCAGGCGGTTGAAGGTCTGCTCGGCGGTCTCGATGGTCGGCGACTCCTGGCCGTTGAGGAACGCCATCTCGACCACGGGCAGGTCGTTCGCGTCCGCCAGCAGGTACCACGCCTTGGTTGAGTTGCCGCCGAACTTGGGGTTGCCCAGGTAGCGGCTGACCTCGACGCGGAACTTGCCCTGGTGCGGGTTGGTGAGCGGGTACTTCGCCCCGGCGGTGTTGTCGCGCAGTTCCAGGCTCTTGAAGAGCTGGCTGCCCATCGCCGACAGCGCCGTGGGGACCAGCAGGATCTGCGGCAGGACCCCGATGGGCTTGCCGTCGGTGTCCACCTGGTCCATGAAGGCGACCTCGGCCTTGGTCAGGCCGTCGACTCCGAGCGCGGTGTCTGCGCCGGTGACATAGTTCTTGTTGGCGACGCTGAAGAACGCGGCGTTGTTCATGAACGCCGACCAGAAGACCTCGTTGATCGTCTTGCCCGAGCCGGAGCCGAGCTTGCGCGGCACCGAGGTGATCGCGCCGAGGTCGTCGTTGTAGATGTCGGTGCGGTCGATCGCCAGCATCAAGGCGTACGTGTCCGCCTTGTTGGAGTACGACTCCTCACCGAGCGTCCCGTGCTTGATCTCGCCGCCGGGCGCGACCTTTTCGTACCCGTCGTTGCCGGTGAGGCGGTAGCTGGTGACGGTCTTGAAGTCCGTGACGCTGCGCACGGCGCAGATGTTCCGCCACGTGCGCTCCACGCTGTAGAAGCCGTCGAGCAGGAACTTGTTGGCGACCGTGGACAGGATGCCCGCGATGCTGATCGTGCTGCCGCCGACGGACGCCTCGATGCCGCGGCCGAAGGCGGCGTCCATCACGCCCTGCCAGTCGCGGAACGTGCGCCCGGTGTAGCCGTTGGCCCAGGCCGCGTGCAGGAGGAGCTCTTGCAGGCCCAGCGTGCGACCGAACGCGCGGCTGGCGGCCTCGAGGTCCCGCTCCTCGCAGTGCTTCTCCGGGCTCTCCATGCGGCCCGACAGGATGCACGCGGCCTCGAGCACCTTCTGGGTGACCGGGCCCCGCCCGTGGGACTGGATCCCGGGGACCTCCGGAGCCTTCGGGCGGCTGGCGCGGAGGACTTCGAGTTCGGTGCGCGTGGCATCCCACCCGTCGCGGATCGCCTGCGACTCGATCTGCCCGTGCTGACCGGCGCACAGACGCCGGATCGCGCTGATCCGGTCGGTCTCGGCGGCCATCTGGGCCCGCAGGTCCATGACTGGGTTGCTCGGATTGCTCGGATCGGGCGCTCCCGCCGCCGCAGCACCGGGAGCCGCCTGCACAGGTGCGGCTGCGGCGTCACCCGAGGCCGCGATGCTGGCGGTTGTGCTCCCGTCGGCACCGAGGTCGACGAAGCTGATCTCGCCGAGCGTGGCGCGGCGGACGATGTTGAGCGGGCCCTGCACCTCGCGGCCGTTGACGGTGGCGGACTGGTTCTCGCGGAGGAACTCGAACGCCTCGACGCTGGTGCCGACCGAGGCCTGCCACGGGAACCCGTTGCGGGCCGAGGCCACGACCTCTTTGGCCGCGTGCGTATCGCGGGAGACAACTCCGGACGCCACGAGCTTGCCGTCCTCGACGGTGACGGCGCTGGTGTGACCGACGCCCGCGGCGGCGTCGTGGCCGAAGCGGATCGGCCGGGACTGCGAGGGGATCGCCAGGCCCGCCAGGTCGATCACCACCGGGTGCCGCCAGCCGGAGACCTTCATCGGGCCGCCGGTGTACGCGACCATCCGGAACCGCGGGAGCGCGGTGCCACCCCCGGCGTCGCCGCCCGCTGCGGCGGTGAACTCGAACTCGGCCTCAGCCGTCAGCGACAAGCTCTTGTGCGCGGGCGCGGGGGTGTCGGTATCAGCGGCCTTGTGGGCGCGGATCACGAGCGGATGGTCGTTGAAGGCGATGGTGTCAGACGGCATGGGCTTCGGTCTCCTGTTCCTCGTCGCGCCCGGGGGCGGACTCCTGTTGTGCGGTCGGGGCCACCGGCAGCCCGAGCTCGGCCATGAGCGCGAGTTCCTTGGCCCGCTGACGGAGCTCGTCCTCCCAGTCGCGCCCCTGGCGGGCGTACTCGTGGGCGAGCGTGGTGGTGTGGTTGGTCAGGCGCGTGGCCTGCGCGCTGGCTTCCTTGGCCGGGTCGACGTGCTCGACGCCATCCCAGAACCAGGTGTGCGGCGTCGCAGCACCGCGCACCCGCATCGACTGCGGGAGCAGCCCTTCGACGAGCGTCGCCTCGTCGAGCCAGGCCTTGAGCAGGCGGTCGAGGACCGCAAGCCGCAGGTGGTGCTGGTCGACGCGCAGGCTCTTGAAGTACGTCTGGTGGTCGAGGCGGCCGCTGGCGTAGTTGTACCCCGAGGAGTTCCCCGCCGCGACGTTGAACGGCATGTTCAGGCAGCGGGCGATCTCGTTGAGGATCTCGCGCTTGAACTCGGCGTAGCTCGTGGTCGGCTGCTCGGCGTGGACCTGCCCGAGCTTCCAGCCGCCGGGCAGCACCGTCGCCATGCGCTTCTCGAGTTCGACCTCGTCCATCGGCTCGAGCGGATCGGCCTCGCCGTTGGCCGGCGCGTCGGTGTAGAGCACGGCGGCGAAGTCCGCGGCGGTCTCGGCGGCCGCGATGACCGCGAGCGTGTACCGGCGGAGCTGCGCGAACAGCGGCAGCGCGGGGGTGATGTCCGGGACGCCGCGCAGCTGCCCGGGCCGGTCGGGCCGGAAGTAGTGCAGCACGCTGCTCGCGGGGAGCGTGTCGAACGCGGGGTCGCCGCTAGTGCCAGGACCGGGCCATGTGCTCGCGTCGCCAGGATGCTGGCGCAGCACGCGGTACGCGGCGGGGAGTCCGTAGGCGTCGAGCACGATGCCGTCGGCCTCGCTCGGCACCGCGCGAGCGCTCCGGGTCCACGGCAGGTGAGGCGATGCCACCTGCTCGGGCTCGATCAGCCGCAGGTCGAGCTTGACGGGCGAGTCGATGCCGGGGCTGCTGACCAGGAGCCCGAAGGCCTCGCCGCTCTCGGCGCGGGCCATCCGCATGGTGCGGAGCTTGCCGGGCAGGTCGATCGACGCTGCCCACGCCTCGAAGAGCTCCTCGACGCGCCGGTTGGCGGCCGCGTCGTCGGTGAGCATCTGCAGCCTGGGGCCGGTACCGACCGTGTCGTTGGCGAGCGTCAGGACGATGCCCTTGGCGTAGGAGTTGTTGGCAACCTCGTAGCGGGCACGGTTGCGGAGGACGCGCCGAACCTCGGGACTGACGGCGGCGTTGGGCGAGAGGCCGTCGGCGCTTGCCCAGTGCTTGCGGTTGTCGGCGGTCGTCTGCGCCGAGTCGAACTTGGCGACAACCAATCGACGGCCGCCGCGTGAGCCGCTTCCGTGCGGAGCACGCGACGCCGGGGAGGGAGAGTCGGCGGGAGTTCCGCGGTGGGGGGCGACCCGGCTCATGATGTTGGCGATGGCTTTCAGCATGGGGTCAGACACAGCCGGGCGGGACGATCTTGGCGAACTTGATGCCGAGGCCGGGCTTCCTCGCGGTGTCCTTGGACGCGAGGTAGCGGTCGGCCTCGATCTGGTCCTTCAGCGGGTGCTGCTCGACGGACTGGCCGTCGACCGACGCCTTCGCGGGCTGCGACGCGCTCTCGCGGATGGCCTGGTCGAGGTTGGGGGCGGGGTCGGGCACGGGTTCACCTCACGGGCCGCACAGCGCGACCTCTAGGTGTCCCCTATGCAGCGGCGGAGCCATCTGCCCGCTTTGGGATGGCATGCAGCCTGTTTGTTCCACCGGTAGAAGTCGTTCACGCCCTTGCACAGACGATGCCCGCGATTGGGCCTCAAGGGCGGTGTTTCCGGACGGCGTGTATTTGCCTTGAGTTGTACGGCCAATAGTCGATACTATTACACGCTATGTCCAAGACCGCACCCGCCCAAGCCGCACTCTCACTGGCACGACGCCTCGGCGTGCTTCGTGTCCGAGATGCCATGTCCGCAGGCATCCACCCGGAGGTCCTGCGGCGACTTGTCGCCGCCGGAAAGCTGACCAAGACCGGACGAGGCATGTACGCGGCGGCTTCGACTGACTCGTCCGAACACGCCAGCCTCGCCCACGCAGCGACGCGGGTGCCGAGCGGTGTAATCTGCCTGCTGTCGGCACTGGCCTACCACGGCATCGGCACACAGATGCCGCACGAGGTCTGGATGATGATCGACACCCGTGCCCATAAGCCCCGGGTGGATCATCCACCGATGCGGTTCGTGCGTGGGTCGGGCTCCACGTTTGAGGCGGGCGTCCAAGAGGTGAAGATCGACGGGCGCAGTGTGCGACTCTTCGAACCGGCCAAGACGGTGGTCGACTGCTTCATCTATCGACGGCACGTTGGTCTTGAGGTCGCGCTCGAGGCACTCCGGGAGTCCCTCCGTCAACGGAGGTGCAAGCCGGCAGAGATCGATCGCTACGCGAGCCTCTGCGGCGTGGCGACGGTCGTTCGCCCGTACCTGGAGGCGATCGCGTGACCACCCAACGCTCGATGCGTTCATGCCAATGCCGGGGCCGTGTATCAATCATGCACCCAGCCGCTCGCTGGTCGTGACACGTCGCCCGCAGTGGCGACACTGCCGCCGACGGCGGATCGTCCCAGTTGGAGTCGCACGGGTGTAGACCACTTCAAAGTGACAGCAGCCGCAGGTCGGGCAGATGATCCCCTTTGGCTTGGCATCCTGCTTTGGCGGCGGCTTTGCGTTCATCGCGTCCGCTCCTTCAAAGCCGAGAGCTTCAGCCGTGGCCGCGCGACCACCTTCTGGTCCGTACCAAACAGCACCGCCCCCTCCATCGACGCCGCAACCGCGCAGCCCACGAGGCCGTCCAGCCAGTGGTTGTCGAGCCCTTCGACCCGGAGCTTCCACTCGTCCACCGTGCGTCCCCGCCCCTCCGTCCGCACGCGGTACTCGCTGGTCAGGTGCTCCGAAAGCAGCCGGTGGTGCTCCGGCTTGTGACCGAAGAGGGAGAGCCCGCCCGGGTCGCCCATCGGCACGGCAAGCCGCGCGTGCACGAACGACTTCCAGAAGTTCGTGTCGAAGAGCACGTGCCGCACCGCTCGCTTGCCGGTCACCACGGGGACGCGCCAGTTCAACCCAACCCGCTCGCCACGCTTGCGCTTGTACTCGCTGAAGGGCAGGCTGCTCGCGCCGACATAGCGTCCGTGGCTCGGCGTCAGCACGCTGGCGTGCGGGCTCTGACGACAGAACTGGTAGACCACATCCGTGGACGAGCCCCAGTTGGCGTCGATCAGGCATCGATCGATCCGAACCATCGCGCCGTCGTCGCGCCGCCACTCGCGAGCAACCGTCGCCTCGATGAGACGCTCCAGGCCGCCGTAGATCGCCCCCTCGACGCCGGCGCGGGCCGACGCCGTCCCGAGGGTCCGCTTGATGTCCCGGAGCGTGAAGTACGCCTGCTTCTGGTCTGGCTCCGTCCCGTAGTCGATGACGTGCCCGGTGAAGTCATCCTCCCAAGCGGCTACGACGTAGAACAGGGCCTTGCCCTGCACGTCCACGAACATCGTCAGGTGCGAGCAGCCCAGCGGCACGAGCCCGCGGGCGTGGCCGTTCACCTTGGACGCGATCTGGTCAGCGCTGAGCAGGTCGTCGGCGACTTCGACTTCAGGGAGAGGTTCGTTCTGGTACTCAGCGAAGAACGCCGCCTCGTTCTGAAGCCGGAGGTTCATCGCATGCTGCACGGCGGAGAGTTCGTCGTGGTTGAAGCGCTCCGGCCAGGCAATGACCACACCCGCATCCATTTCCGCGCGATGGGCCTTGTAGAACGCGGTCGCCTCCGCTCCGCCCCGGTCGGCCTTGAGCCCTTCGGCTCGAAGGCGGGCGTACTCAGCCCACAGGCGGTCCGCAGCGGGGAACGAGTACACCATCTTCGTCCGCTCGCCCTGCCACTGCGGGTGCTTGTCCCGATCGAGAATGCGGTCGGCCAGGTCGTCGGGGCGCACGACGGTCAGCGTCATGAGCCCGGCGATCTTCCGGCCCGGTCCGGCCAGGCCAAGGATCGCGCCGGCGAGGATCCGCTCGCGGTTGGCACACTGCGACGGCGACCGGGCGCTCTCGTCGGTCTGCGGATCATCGATCAGCACGAGCGAGGGCCGCACGCTCACGCCGTCCACCCGCTTGTGCTTCATGCCGCGGATGCGACCGGTGATCCCCGCCACGCGGATGATCGCGCCCGACGCCACCGAGCCCGAGATGGTGGGAAGCACGATCTCCCGGGCCGTCCACCCGATGTGTGTCTGCTTGCCTTGGTAGAGCTGGCCCGCGGCCCGCTGGTGAATGCCCTCGAGCGAGCGGATGGGATGGCAGACCTCCGGGAAGTCGGCCCCGAGGATCTCGCTGTTCTCCAGCTCCGCCTTGATCGACTCGAGCATCCCCGCCGCGTGCTCTTCGTCCGAGCCGATGAGCGCGACGAACTCGCGGTGTCCGTACAGCATCGCCCACAGGCACGCCACCTCGCACAGGCTGGTCTTGCCCGAGCCGCGCGGCATCGCCATCGCGAACAGCCCGCCGTCGAGCACCGCCTGCTCGATCTTGGCGATGACCTTCAGATGGTCGCCCGACCACTTGAGGTGGAACGTCTGCCCGAAGTACGTCTCGCAGAAGTACCGGAAGTCCTTCGCGGCTCGGGCACGACGCGCGGGGTCAACGACGGGCGGCAGGTCGCCGATGTCGCGGCCGGACAGCGACAGCATGGCGTTGCGGAGCCGGGCCCGCTCCTTCATCGCCTCGTAGCCTGTGAGCCCCTCGGGCGTGCGAGCCGCTTCCGCCAGCGCCTCGTGCCGCGTGGTCACCAGCCACGCGACGTAGCGGAACAGGTCGACCCTGCCCGCGTCGCCGTCGGCCGCGACGCGGAACCCCGCGCGCGTGCGATGCCGGTGGAGCTGCCGCTCGCTGATCACTTCGCCCAGCGGCGTGCTGTTGAGCAGCCGCGCGAGTTCGCCGGGCTTGAGTTGGCGCGGGTCAATCGCCACCAGCACCCCCCACAGACATCTCCTTCACGAGCCACGCGGCGTAGTGCACGAGGTTGATCGTGCCGTTCGCGTTCATCGGCGCTCCTGCGTCGATATCGGCGCGGAGCATTTCCTCCGTGACGGGCTTGCCGCCCATCCGCGTGAGCACGCGGGCCGCGTCCGCGACGCCAAGCGCGGCGGGGCTGAGCCGGGATGTTCCCTGCCCTGGGCCAGAACTAGGCGCGTGTTCGGGAGTCATCGCGGACCTCCCGCGCACGGTTGCCCACATGGGCGGCAGAGTTGCCCACATGTCGCAGAATCATCGAGAAATGCAGGCCGAACGCCTTGCCTGTTCCCCATCAGCCGGCCAATGTGTGTCACACGCGAGCGGGAAGAACCAAACCCCCGCACGCGACGGAGACCACGACGATGAACGCCCCGCGAAACGCCAAGAAGACCACCAAGACCAGCCTCGACGGGGTCAGCAAGCAGAAGGCTCTCGACGCCGAGATGGAATGGGCCAAGGTCGAACTGCTGCTGGAGACGCTCGAGACCCGCAAGAGCGACAGCCTCGACTTCCACGAGATCCCGGTGTGGTCGATCCGCGACCTGGTCCGCCACGCCTTCGAAGCCGGGTACCGCGAGGGACTGCATACCGGCTACCGCCAAGGGCGGAGCGACGCGGCCCGCGAGGCCGCACGCGAAGAGGCTCCGACAAGCCCTCGCAACCCCGAACTGCCGACCACCTGAAGCCCGCGAAATGCGGGCTTCTTTGTTCACCAGCCCAAGCCAACGCATAGGAGCAAGTAGATGAACGCACGCAAGCACAACCGCACGCCCGCCCCCCAGCAACCGACCGCCGCCGAGACGTACGCCACCCGGCGGAACGACATCGCCCGGCTGATGGACGTCCTGCAGATGGAGCTCGACAAGCACGCCGAGGCGGCCAAGGCCGACCCGAAGAACTGGGGTCGCACGGGCGACCTCGGGAAGGTCCGTAGCGACCTGATCGACCTGGTCGGGTTCATGAGCGGGATGGACCGCGAGCGCGTCGAGGCCTTCCTGAACGACGCCGAGTAACCATCGCCACGGAGACACGCCATGAAGATCAAGCACATCGTCATCGAGGGCCACGAGGACGACATCACGGTGCGAGCCACGGACGACGGCGCGGCAGCGAGCGTGGTCCGCATGAGCCGCGCGGAAGGCCGCTTCGACAAGGTCATCGCCGAGTTCCGCCGCGACGAGAGCCGCGAGGACCGCTACGCGAAGGCCGTTGAGGTCGCCAAGCACGTCTACGGGCGGGACCGCCGGGGCCAGGCGGCCGCCACCAACTCGATGGTCCACGACGTCCTCAACGAGATCGAACGCGTCGCGGGCTGCTGAACGCCCGCTCGCCCAAGGAGAACGACCATGAACGAGACCGACCTGCAGAACACGCTGCTGTCCCTGATCCACAACCTCCTCGATGCCCGCGAAGAGACCGAGGGCGAGGACGACGACATCGCGCTGGCCGACATCGCCCGCGACATGGTGAGCGAGGCCGAGGGCCTGGCCCACGCGGACACCTTCGACGGCGCGCAGCTGCTCACGAGCAACAAGGGCTTGGTGCTTCGGATGGCGGACGGCTCCGAGTTCCAGATCAGCATCGTGCAGAGCCGCTGAACACCCGCACGCGGCGTCGCGGGGAACCGCGACGGCCACGCTTTCCCGCCGCATCGTGCGGCGGGGATTCCAACCCCGAGTTCGGAGATGACCATGAGCACGAAGACGAAGAAGCCCAGCAGCACCCCCGCGATGAAGCGAGCCGTCGGCCCGGGCGGCAAGCGCATCCCCAAGCGCAAGCCCGACGCCGCCGCGTCGAGCACGGAGCGACTCCGCAAGGCGGCGCTCGCCGAGATCAACGGCCGCCTGGTTGGGGGGGCGGACGGGAAGCAGGACCACGAGGTCCCCAGCGAGAAGCAGGTGGCCAACAACGCGAACGTGGCCGCGGCTGCCAAGGGGAAGAAGCCCAAGAGCGAGAAGGCCCCGAAGCCCGCCAAGGAGCCCAAGCCCAAGCGGGTCAGCGCGCTCGACGCGGCCGCCCAGGTGCTCGCCGCGAGCGAGGTGCCCATGCGGGCCAAGGAGATGATCGCCGCGATGGAGGCCAAGGGCCTGTGGCGCTCGCCGGGCGGCAAGACGCCTGAGGCCACGCTCTTTGCCGCGATCATCCGCGAGATCGCCGCCAAGGGCACCGCCGCACGGTTCAAGAAGCACGAACGCGGCGTCTTCGTCGCCCCCCCACGCGGGAAGGGAGCCTGAGCCATGAACGCGACGCCCGCCCCCAACCGCGAAGCGCAACTCGAAGCCGTGCTGCAGGCAGCGCTCTACCTGCTCGGCGCACGCCAGGACCAGATGCTCACCATCGAGGAGTGGACGGACCTCGCGCGGGCCGTCGCCGCGTGCCAGGAGCGGAAGACCGCCGAGTACCTGACCGACCACGACCTCGAGGACATCGCCGAGCGCTACGCCCTCGAATGGGACGAAGCGGCCGATGGCCCGCTCCCGCAGATCGACGAGCCCTGAAGCGGGTGCCCATGCACGAGCGCCAGCCCGCCCCGGCCCCAGGCCGGGGCGTTTCTGCGGTGAGAGCAGGGGTTGGCCGCAAAGAACGTCCCTTTTCTTAGCCGATTCGACTAGGAACGCCGACGTTCCTAGTGTTCCGTCCAGAGAACGCCGACGTTCATAGCCATGCCCCGCACCACCGGAACATACCGACCCACCGCCATCGCCGGAAAGACCGTCGACGCGTTCCTGCCCTCGCCGCTGCCACCTGCGAACCCCCCGCTGGATCTCGCCGGGCCGGTTGCGCCGCTGCTGCAGGAAGCGCAGGCCGCCATCGAACGCCTGCGACTGGCAGGCCAGCTGGTCCCGAGCATCGACTGGTTCATCTACGGCTTCGTTCGCAAAGAGGCGCTGATCTCCTCGCAGATCGAGGGAACCCAGGCGACGCTCGAGGACGTCTTCGAGTTCGAGGCGACCGAGCGGAGCGACCGCCCCGACGATGTCGAGGAGGTCTGCAACTACGTCGCCGCTCTGACCTATGCCCGTCGCGAGCTGGCACGCCCCAAGGGTGTCCCCATCAGTGCGCGGCTCTTGTGCGAAGCCCACAAGCGCCTGATGCGCGGCGTGCGCGGGGCCAACAAGGACCCGGGGAACCTCCGCAAGGTCCAGAACTGGATCGGCGGACGCGGGCCGGACTCGATCCGCTTCGTTCCGCCCCCGCCAGACGCCGTGGCGGATGCCATGCACGAACTCGACCGCTGGATCCACAGCGGTGATCCGATCCATCCGCTCGTGAAGGCCGGCCTGGCCCATGTGCAGTTCGAGACGCTCCACCCGTTCCTGGATGGCAACGGCCGCATCGGGCGGCTGCTCATCGCGCTGCTGCTGGAGCACTGGGGCGTGCTCGATGAACCGCTGCTCTACATCAGCGCGGCGATCCGGCGCGAGCAGGCCGCCTACTACGAGCGTCTGGCGGCCGTTCGAACCGACGGCGACTGGGAGGGCTGGACCGCCTTCTTCCTGAGGTGCGTGCGCGTCGCTGCAGACGACGGCGTCGCAGTGGCGACCCGGCTGTCCGCGCTCGTGAGCGAGGATCGCAAGCGACTCGCAAGGCTCCCCGGAGCCACACTCGGCGCGGTGCAGCTCTTCGACATTCTCCCCGAGCACCCCGTGGTCACCGCGCAGCTGATCCAGGAACTCCTGAAGGCCAGCGCTCCCACGGCACGCCGGTCGATCGCGGTTCTCCAGAATGCGGGCATCCTCAGCGTGACCACCGGAAAGCTCCGGGACCGCGCGTTCATCTACCGCGAGTACGTCAAAGCGCTCACCGGGGATGATCGGAGCGAGCGCGTCGCGTCCTCGCTGCAGCGCGTGAATGCCCGATTCGGACAGGCAACGAAGCGGCTCTCGGAGTAGCACGCGACGCTCGTTCACGACGCCACCTCCGCTGGCAGCCGCTCGGCCTTGCGGCCCGTGAACTTCTCCCACCGCTGCACGATGACATCGCAGTACAGCGGGTCGAGTTCCATCAGGTACGCACGCCGCCCTGTCATCTCCGCACCGATGAGCGTGCTGCCGCTGCCGCCGAACAGGTCGAGCACGTTTTCCCCCGGCCGCGACGAGTACTCGATGGCCCGACGCGCGAGCTCCACCGGCTTCTCCGTCAGGTGAACCATGCTCTGCGGGTTCACCTTCTTGATGCTCCACGTGTCGGGCACGTTGTTGGGGCCGAAGAACCGGTGAGCCGCGCCCTCCTTCCAGCCGTAGAAGCACCACTCGTGGTTGCCCATGAAGTCCTTGCGCGTGAGGACCGGGTGCTCCTTGATCCAGATCACCGCCTGCGAGAAGTACAACTCCATCGCCTTGAGCACCGGCGGGTAGTTGGCGCAGTTGGCGTAGCCGCCCCAGATGTAGAACCCGCCGCCGGGGATGAGCACGCGGGCGATGTTGCCGAACCACGCCGCGAGCAGGCGGTCGAACTCCTGGTCCGACACGAAGTCGTTGGCCAGCGGCCGGTCCTTGGCCCGGAGCTTCTTGTGCGTCGGCTTGGACTTCTCGGGGTAGCGGTGCAGGTCCGCCGACTGCTGGTCGCCGGCGCTGGCGTCCTTCCGCTGCGCCATCGTAAATGACGACAGCCCGGCCGCGATGGCGTTGTTGCTCCGCGGCTCGACCTTCACGTTGTACGGCGGATCGGTGTTGACCAGATGGATCGGCTGGCCGTCGAGCAGTCGGTCCAGGTCCTCGGGCTTGCTGCTGTCGCCGCACATCAGCCGGTGGTTGCCCAGCACCCAGATGTCGCCGGGAACGGTCGTCGCTGCATCGGGCGGCGCGGGCACATCGTCGGGGTCGACGAGCCCATCGTTGCCGGCGGGGGCCATGATCGCCGCGAGGTCCTCGGCGCTGAACCCCAGGAGCGCGAGATCGAAGTCGACGCCCTTCAGGTCGGCCAGCTCGATGGGCAGCAGTTCCATGTCCCACGAGGTGAGCGACGCCACCTTGTTGTCGGCGATGCGCAGCGCCTTGACCTGGTCGGGCGTCAGATCATCGGCGCGGATCGTCGGCACCTCCTTCAGCCCGAGCTTCCGCGCCGCGCGGAGCCGCGTGTGCCCGGCGATGATCACACCGTCCGCGTCGATCAGGATCGGGATCTTGAAGCCGAAGGCCTCGATGCTCTTGGCGACCGCGTCAACAGCGGCGTCGCTGATGGTGCGGGGGTTGCGGTCGTACTCCTTGACCGCGTCGATGGGGAGCGTTTCGATGTTCACAGCGATCTCCGTTGGGACGCGCGGCAACAAGCGCCTGCGCGTGGGGCGTCGGGCTGGCCCGCCGCACATGCGGCGGGTCCGGGGGGGCGGGGATGGCTGGATCGCTGGTTGGCTGGATCGCTCGGGCTGACGGGCCCGCCCGGGGGCGCTCAACGCCCCGATTCCCGCCCGCTACGGGCCTCGCCCGTCGGCCACGGGTCCGCCCACGTTGGCCCACGTCGCGTCCTTGGCGGGGCGGCCTACTAACCCCGCCACCGGGCCGCCCGGCGCTCGGACGGCCCAAACAAACTCTGTCGCCAAGCGCGGCTGTTCCCGCGGGCGAAGCCTCGCGTCCCCGCCCGGGAAGTACCTAACGCCATCCGCCGCCCGGCCGTTCGGCTTCGGGCTGTTGGGCTCGTGGTAGGCGCAACCTGGCACGCGACCTGCATGGGCGCTGTGGGGCGGGAAGGGAGAAGTACATGATGGAAGAGAGAGATCTTTCAATCTTTCAATACCTCCCTTCCGCCCGTGCGCGTGCCCACGCGTGCGCGTATCGCGTACGCGCGCGGTGAGTAGGTGAAAGATTGAAAGATCTGGTTCAGGCAAGGGCGTACACCACCTTCGGCCGCGTCGAGGAGGATTCCTCTTCCTGCCGCAACTGCTGTGTTTCCAGGAGGTTGTCGATGACTTCCTGCCGCTCCCGCTGGGTCAGCCACTGCGTCTTGCGGCAGAGTTCACTGCGGGAGATCTTTCCACCCGCCTTGCGCACCACCCGCACGACGCGCTTCTGCCGAGCGTCG